GTCGATGAGCAGTTGAAACTTTGGTTGTTCTTCGATTCTTACAGGTTCCCAGCCTTCTCGGAGCTTAGCCGAAAGATTGCGAGGGTCCGCATTGTTAAGTGTTGAAGTACGAATCCATCTGTACGCGAAACCAGCCTGCTCATCCGGTTGTGGAAGAAGCTCAGGAACAGTCCACTGCTTAGGACGTTCTTGGGTGGTACGTGTTTCTATTTCACGGGGTATTCTGTTTTCAGCCATTTTAAGCCTCCAATTTAGTTAATTCACGAGCATATTGCTCAGGCGATAAACCAAATTTTTTGGCTAAAGCCACCTGCGTTTTTGTTAATACTACCTTCTTAGAAGATGTACTACGTTTCGCTGGTGCAACTACCGTGCTTAGTTTCTGTGTACGTTGAGTTTTAGGCTCATCGTTGTTTTCATTGTCACCAAATTCCTCGGGGAATCGGTGTTTAACTTCTTTATCAATTGCTTTGTAGTACGCATCTGTACCAACAAATGCTTGTCCGTATTGTTCTGACAAATCCTCATGAACGCCACGAGCAAATCGGGACATAGTTTTCTTCGTAGGGTCGCGGAACCACGGGTTTTGTGCTACCCATTCAGCTACCTTAGAGTCCATCTGTACCGGTTGTTGCGGTATATATTGCTGTTGTACACTAGTTTCTTCTTCTTGTACAGTAGGGCGATAATTTTTTGCTTTATCAGCTTTTAAGTTAGCTGTAACAATTTCTTGTTGGGCATCAATAATCCTGTCTGTATCACCTGAGTCATAGGCTTCGCGGTAATTACGCTTAGCTTTTTCCAACTCTAGTTCAGTCGAATTTTGGTAGGTACTTATTAATTCTTTTTCACCTGTATGCAACAGATTCTTCAGACGCTTGTTCTCGTCTAACATTTTCTGTGCCATTGTCAGGGCTTCATTTTGCTCACGGAATGCTTCTTCTTTGGCTCGGCGTTCATCATGCCAAGCTTTTTTATATTGCGTGAACTTCGTTTTGACTTTGCGAGAGTATTCTTCTGAACTATCTGCATCTTCTAGGTCAGTAATGATATCCTCTGGTAACGGGTCTACATTCTGGTCTTCTAGTGGTGTATCGTCACGTACCTCAATATCAATCTCATCGCCTTCTACTTCAATCTCAATCTCGTCAGGAAATTGAAATTCGTCCTTGGTCTTAGCCATATATGTTTCCTTTATTTGCGACGAATGCCACGAGGTTCTGCTACTACTGCCTCTACGGTATCATCATTAATTAAACGGAATTCTTTACCATGAATTACCAATCTACTACCAGAGTTTGGGCGCACTAAAATGAAGTCACCTTCTTTACACCATGCACCTGATGGGAATTTCTTCTCATCTCTGTAACAATCAGGACCGATAGCAACAACAAATAATACTGTTGTTAAAACTTCTTCTATTCTCATTGTTTCATCAGCTTTCGCTATACCGCTCTCGTATGCCTTTTCCATTTCAGGGATAGCACAAAGAATGTGATAGCCTACTGGAATCGGTATTTGTGTTGCTCTTTCTTCTGGTGATATTTCTATTGGTACTATTTCTGCTGCTGCTTCTTGTCTAGCTTTGTCAGCCAACCCGGTGAGGTCGATTGCTTGGGCTAAATTGAGTTTACTCATCTGAGTTCTCCATTGCTTTGTTGAGGTCTGTCATGTACATCCGTGCAGTTAGTAGACCTTGGATTACGCCGCACATTCTTTTGTACTCGTCGAAGTTCTCAGCGTTACCGCTACTGATTGATTCTTGGAGTTGGAGAATTCTGTCGTCTATGTGTTTCGTTAAGACGTTAATTACTTTATCAGTTTGCATTATTCACCTTTTTTAGTATCGGCTAATTTTGATTTCACATTCTGTTGCATTTCTACAATTCGTTTCTGATGCTCTTGGTCGTTATAGGTATTCTCTTGGTTTTGAGCGTGGCTTGAAAAGTGCTTAGCTAGTTCTACACCTGTTTGATGTCCCTGCATTTCTTTTGCGTGTGACTGACTTTTTTGGTCACTATGTAACTTCAAAGCCATTTGTGCGCCTGAAGTTTGTGATTGAGCTTGGATACGTTCGCGTTCAACTTGAATCTGTTGTGCTTTAAGTTCCGCATCTGATTGGTCTTTCTTAGCTCGGCGTTGCAAATCTTGCTGTTTAATTTGAAGCTCTTGTTGTTGCATTTGAACAATCGGGTCTTGGGCAGTTTGTTGGTTCTGTGCTTGTTGAGCCGCTTGCTGATGTTGCTGCAATAACTGTTGTGACGCTTGAGCTGCCATTTGTGAGATACGAACTTCCATCTCTGGGTCAATCTCTTTATCGTCGTCGTAATCAGTAGGGTCTACATATGGAGGTAATGTTGCGCCCATAGCTTGTTCTAGTTGTTTACGATACTCAAAACCTAAGTGCTCCATAACATGTGATGACATTGCAGCCTGTAACTGCTGCGCAAGTTGTGGGTTCTGACCAACCAATTGTTGAACGTGTGGGTCCTGCATGGCTGACTGATGCACTGTAATATGCGCTTGGTGGTCTTGACCAATATAAGCTTTAACTGGTTTACCCTTAAGGATATTCTGGTTTTCGCTGATTGGGTCAGTACGTTTGATATCGTCAGCTACTGGAACTAACTTTTGGTAATTTTTAATACCTAAGACATCAAGCATCTGGCGGTGTAGTTGTGGTAAGTCATATAGCTGTGGAGCTGTTTGTGCTAATTGAAGTGCCGCTTGGTACTGTACAACCTTTTGAGCCATCGTTGCGGCATTAGGGTCAGATACAGGAAGAACCGTAACCAAATCATAATCGCCTTGCTTAGCTTTACGGTCCCCTTCTTCTGGGTCGTAGTTATACTCGCTTGGTGTGTAATCACGAATGATATCTTTTAGTAATTGGAATTCTTGTTTCATTGAGTAGTGAATACGTGCTTGAATAGCACTCATCATCTTCATAGTACGCTCAAGCACAGCCAGCGTTGTACCTACTGGTGAGTTTGCAGACATATCTGATACTTGTAAATCTGCTGAACCAGCGAACTTACGACCTTCTTCAATGATACTTTGTAGCAATGCCATTAATACTTGACTTGGTTCTTTGTATGGTAACGGCATGATGTTGTCACGCATTGTTCCACTAGGCACATCTACGTCACGGAACTCGCCCGGAGCTATCGGTGTGTCATCGCCCTTAACTCTAAGACCACGCGTTTTAAATCCGCCCGGTAGGTTAGACAACGTTCCAGCATCCACCAACTGACGGATGAGAGAAGTGCCAGACTTAGCAAAAGCACCAATAAGGTGAATAAGACCAAAGCAATAAAAACCAAACCCGGGAATGTAACCATAATGGACAAAGTGGTTGCGCTTTTGGAATGATTCATCTTCTGGTTTCCAGTTTCTACGAATGGCAAGAATGTTGTTAGTACCCTTCTCGATAGTCACTACATATGGTAATGCAATGCCTGTAGGGTTTCCATCTTCATCTTCATGCTCATAACCCGGAAGGTCAATCTCAACATGCATCTCTAATAGTTTGAATCGGTCATCAGTAGAAGCACGGAAGCCCATCTTCTCAGCGATTTTCTTTTCAATCTCGTCCATTGTATTAGCTGGCTCGCCTAACTCAACGTCACGATAGAAGCCTTCGTGTTGTAAGCGACGCACATCATTAGTGGTTTTGCGCATTACATGTGTAATGCGTTCGGCTGAGTCTAAGCTAGATGCCCCGTAAGGCACTACTACGTCCTCTGCTGGCACGTACATAGAAACTTGACGTCCTAGGTAAGGGTCAAAATAAACCTTCTTAAACGCGTTTCCTGCAAGTCCTAGGCCCCATAACATACGCTCATGTTCAGGACGGTATTCTTTCATCACATCTGTTAATTGGTAATTCATGTCATCTTGCACACGTTGAGCTGCTGCTTTCTTCTCTGGAGTGTCACGACCAATGATTTGTGTCTTAACTGGACCCATTGCAGGGAACGTTTCCATCATTGTTTCTGCTTGGAACTTAACTACTGCTTCGCTTAACATAGGGTGATATACACCACATGCGCCTTCCCACGGTTCAGAACGTTCCTCAATCTTCAAACCTAATAGCTCAAGACCATCTACGTATGTCTGAATCCAATCTTTCCGCGCTGCCACATCCGATTCAAAGTCACCTACCAAGTCTGATGCAATCGATTGCAGCTCAGAGTCACTCATTTCTTCTGCTAAGTTGTTGCTGAACTCGCCATCGTCTTCGCTTCCCGGAATTATCGTAATCTCCATGCTGCCATCATCTAGGGTTACGCTATCTGGATTCTCAATCTCGATGTCCAATGCGGGTTCTGAGCTTGCGCCGTCTGTCTGGTCTAAGCCTTGGGGGGCTTGTGATAAGCTTTTATCTATTGCCATTGTCTAATTCCTCTTTAATAGTACGCTTTTTTCTTTGAGTATTTGTAAAACACCTCGTCATCCCGCTCGTCGCTAGGCAGTTTGATAAATCCGCCCTGCCTGAATCTGATTAGCGCGAGGGTGGTCGAGTCAACTAAGTCATCGTGGTCGCCGTTAGGGAAATCACTACACTCATCTATGACATCATATGCCCAGCGTTTATCCGGTGCCCACACAATCCCAGAAGAAAACAAATCTGTTACTGCATTGACACGGCTAATCTTGTCTTGCCCCTTACCCGGAGTAAACTCCCCTGCAGGAATCCCCATCCGTCGTAGTTCTTGGTACAGTGCAGCCCCATTTGACTTCTTTTCCACCATAAACGAGTCTGGTTGCCACTCTGTATACTCCTCCAATACCATCTTCTTAAGCTCAGGAAACTCCAAACGAAGCTTAACTGAGTTCAATAATATGATATTATAGTTGTTTGTTTCCTCATTCAGGAACACTCCCCATGTTGTTAGGGCGTTATAATCCGAACGATTCGTCGCTTCTTGTGCTGCATCTAGTGACATAATCACAAATTCACATGGCGGGGGTATCTCTTTCTCCCATATATTCCACCAAGTCTTCTTAATCAGCGCCCCTTCTAGTCCGGTTGGCTGCTGCATGTACTGCGCATTCCACAAATGCGGCGCAATAGACTGTTGTATCTTCTTTAATTCAGGTAAAGGCCAGTACTCAGGCCATAAAGACTCCTCATCTTCGCTACCCTCGTTGATAATTGCAGGAAATTCAATGTATTCCCACTGGTCAGCGTCTGGATTCTTCTCAGCGTAGTCTAATAGTCTACCAATCAGGTCTTTCTTTGACCATCTAGTGTGAACAACGATGATTCCACCACCCGGTTGTAGCCGTTGACGCGGACCTGACATGTACCACTCCCATGCCTTATCAAATACGTCAGTGTTTCCACCAATAATGTCTTGCTCGTTATGCGGGTCATCAATAATAAAGATATCAGCACCCATACCAGCGGCACCAGCGCCAACGCCGAGAGCATTATATACTCCACCTTTGTTTGTCCCCCATCTACCCGCCGCTTTACTATCCGTTTGGAGCGTAACGTCAGGAAAAGTTTCTTTATATACATCAGAGTCTACCAGATTTCGGACTTTACGACCAAAATTTACTGCAAGCTCCGCCGTGTGTGATGCCTGCATGATTTTCTTACTCGGATAGTTGCCTAAGAACCATGCAGGTAGTAAAAACGATGCAAATTCCGACTTCGTGTGACGCGGTGGTAGTGAAATAGCAAGTCTTTTTATCTCACCTCGGGCAACTGCCTCGAATTTCTCTGCCATAATCACATGATGTCGACCAATAACGAACTCAGGCCACATCTGTTTAACAAAATCTAAGAAACTTGTCTGTGCTAAACCACGATTCTGCCTTTTTTGCAACTCTTGTACAAGCTTTAGTGTCTTTTTTTGTTGCGCAGCGGGTAACTTGTGGATATTAGCCAGTATCTGAGCAATTTTCTCGTCGTCTAGTAGCATTTAGATGTTGACTTCTATATCTTTTAGGCTAACAGTCGGCGCTTCTGGTGCTTCATACGTTTTAGTATCAGGATTTAGCAACAGTTGAAGTGTTTTCTCAAGTTCACTCTCTAACTCATGGGTAGTTTTGTGCTCAATCGTAACAATACTGCGCTCAATAAACATCCCTACTTCGGCTATCTTGCCTAGTAGTTCTAGAGCCTTCAATCGTTCACTCGCTTTCTGCGCGTTTTCGGATTCTTCTAGTAACTTATTCA